AAAGGAGCCCGTTGACGTAGCGCGCGTAGATGCGCAGGTCTGGGTACGGTGGCAGCTGACCGGCTGCGACGTCAGCGTGCAGACTGTTGTGCACGACATCATTGGTTCCGTAGCGCGTGCCGCTGTAGGGCATCACGAGCGTGACGATCTTGGCCCAGCAGCGTGGGATGCCGTTGCGGACGACAGCCTGCGCCATCGTGTGGTCCTTGTGCCAGACCGCGACAGACCGTGCTGCGTCGACCGCCTTGTCTCGGACGACGGCGTAGATGTCAGCTGGCTCGGGGACTGAGCTGAGACTGACGCTGTCGCACGTCTCAGGATCGAGGGTGAGAGCGCCGAAGTTCTGCAGTCCGTTACACTTTCCGTCGGCGTAGCTGACCAGCCGACTGTTGAAGCCGAGACCGACACCGTCGAACTGAGCCAGCTCAATACAAGCACGCAGCGCCTGCCACGGAGTGTCGAACTCGTGCAGCCAGCCAAGGTCTGCGCGCCAGTCTGTACCGTAGCGCACGAGACGGTCGTAGTTCTCATCGACCCACAGGTGCCTGTCGTTCAGCGTACCCTTATCGTGGCCGCACGCACCGGCGACCGACAGATACAGAGCCTGCACTGCCTCGTCGCTGGCGATCGGGATGCCGTCGTAGAACTCGATGAGCCCTCGTGCTGCGTCCTGCCCTTGTGGGTTCAGGTAGGGTGGCCGGTAATAGATGCGGCCCCGGTGGTCAGCGTAGGTCGGCAGGTGAAAGCCCTCGTCGTAGCGACGGGCGAGTGACTCGATCCGTAGCATGGCAAGACGACGGCCTTGGGCCTTGTTGTTGTGCGCATGTACGTGGCTGCGGTCCCGGTTCATCTGCCGACGCTTGTCCTCGTCCTGCCAGTCTTCCTTGTTGTTGAAGTCTGGCAGTTCACGGATGGCGGGGAAGTCTTCCGTGTCCATCTCGCGCTCAATGACGTAGTCGATGGCCTCGAGCACGTCACGGTTTGCAGCGAGGCGCGTGTTCTGAACGACGTTCATGGCGCGCACCTGCTTGCGCATGTCAATCTTCCGAGCCATCAGTCGAGTGCCTCCGATTTGTGGTAGGCCTCGAGCTCGATCAGCTCAGCTGGTTTGACACGTTTCAGGATGCCGTAGGGGGCGACGCACTGCGACCAGTACCCGCCGCCATACAAGTTGTTACTGGTTGACCACTGCCGTGGTGCCACTAGCGTCGGCATGTAGGTGGTGTAGAGCTCCTCGTATCGGCGCACTGTGGGCTCGATCAGGCTCGACATGTATGGGGTCACGCCAAGGCAGCGGATCGTGCGGTGTCCCTCTCGGCGGGTGTACTCTTGGAACAGCGGCGCAGTCTCTCGGATCACGTCCAGCATGAAGATGCCTAGCGACACCTTCTGCTTCGTGTCGAGGCGCTCGATGTCTGTGTCCTGTGCGACAGCTCGGCGGGCATGCTTCTCGCGCACCATGGCCCGGTAGCTTTCCCGCTCCCAGCGGTCAGTCATGTCGAGTGCAAGACGAGGGTTCAGCTTCTCGAACAGTGCCCAGTGATACTCGTCAGCGATAGCCGTGCCCACGTGCGAGCCGATGGTGGTCAGCTTGGCGTGCTTGTGCGAGCCGCTGAGCATGGGCACCTGATTGAACACTGTGCGGAGGGCTGTGAAGGCGACGGCATCGGCGCCAAGGAGGTCAGTAACGTCTCGGAGCACACACTCCCCGAGCTTGCCTCTACCGGGAACACCGATGCCGTCTTCAATTCGCTCCGAGGCTAGGGAGGAGACACCTCGTATGAGCGACTTGATAATGTGCCGAGTGCTAGTCGTGTCGGCCTGACGGCCCAGCTCAACCAGCTTCAGCTGTGATCTACGCGCACGGGCTGCTCCCTGTTCAGCCATCTCTTGGCTGTTCTGCAGTTCGGCGAGCATCTCGCCATCAGCCAGCGCACTATTCATCCGTAGTCTTATGTTCGTTGTCGTGTCTTGTACGTCAGACATAATGAAGCAAACCTCTAATATCGCAAGGGAAAAGTTCCCTCGTCCGTTTCAAAAGTTGCTGGTGCGGGATGGAATTCGTAATGCGTGGGTCGGGTGTTCGAGTCACCTTACCAGCACCACTTTTCCAAACACTGCCAGACACTTGGCCGACAGCCCCGCACCAGCGGGTCGAACCGTAGCGGTTCTGCGAAACCGTTCGTGAACGGTTCGGGTGTTATGCGCCAGAACTTGCATGCCTGTCAAGCTCTTCACGCAAACCTATTCCAGACTCGAGGTGCTCATATCGAGCGACCATCTGGTAGCTGGCCCAGCCACCCCACGACTTCAGGCGGGGTAACGACATACCGCTAGCAGCAAGCCGAGTCAGGCACGTGTGCCGCAGGCTGTGCGGTGTGAAGTCTTCGTCGTCGGCGAGGCCCATGTCTGTCTTGACCCGTGCCCATGGCCGACTGAAGCTCTTATAATTTCTCATGCGCACGAAGGGTCCGTCTTCGTGGCCACGATCTCGCCACGCAGCACGCATCGCATTGGCCGACATGTCACGCAGCGGGATCGAGCGGGCCTTGCCGGTCTTCGTGGTCGTGCTGCGGAACCGCACGTATTCGAAGTCGTCGACGTCTGTCCAGCGCAGCTGCGCGGTCTCACTGTACCGACCGCCGGTGTCGAGCAGCACCTCACAGAACTGCCCGGCCTCGTCGTCGATCTCGTACAGGCGACGCACGAGCTCGTCGCATTCGCTGTCGGTGAACACTCGGTCACGTTGGCGACCGCTGCCCTTGAACCGATAGGTCGGCGGGTCTTCAACGAGGCCACGCTCGCACGCCCAGTTCATGATCTTGTTGAGCTTGCTGAGCGTGTGGTTGATCGTCGAGGGTGACTTGCCTGCACCTGCAAGGTCGTCGGCCATGCGCACGACGTCGATCTTGCGGATGCTGGCGAGAGGCATAGGCCCGAAGTAATCCTTCAAACGGGTGACGTGTGTCTTGATTGCCGTGCGATCACGCTGACCTGCGAACACGTGCGGGACAGCTGAGTCAGCGACAGACGCGAACGTGTCAGGTGCCTCGGTCGTCTGCATGTCCGGTGCTCGACCCCGCCGTACTGACTGCCGGGCTGCTTGTTGCCATGCCTTGGCGTCGTCGACCGTTGCGAACTCGGAGACCTTGCGCCGGTACTTGTGGTGCGGCAGGTCGGGCGTGCCGACAAGGTGGAGCAGCGTCTTGGGCACCTCCACCCCGATCCATGTTGGTGTTGCCATTATGTCACTCCTCCCGTGGAACAAACAGTGAACGACTGAACATAGAGCCTCGACCGCTGAGGCGCAAGAGTGTGTAGCGCCGGTTCTCTGGGTCTTGGCTGGTGAGCAAAAATCCTTTGCCATCTCGTCCGTTCAATTTGTGCTCGGACCAGTAGGTGACGGCCCGGCTGACGCTTGCGTGCGTGACCGGTAGCTCGTGGACGACGTCGGCCTGCTTGACGATGTTGGTGTCGTCTTCGGCCATGCGCCACAGCACTTCGGTCAGTGTCTGCATGCTTACAATCGACATCGTCGGATCAACCGACGAAAACGTGGCGAGCTGGCGGCGGAGTGTTTCGATTTGTTTCAAGTGATCATGCATGTGTGTGTTCCTCTTACTTATGCATTGCAGCAGAGCACTGGTAGCACCACTGCAATGCATTGGCAAGAGTACGGATCAGGATACAGGACCGAGTGCCCAGACGTGCAGGCTCCAGACCATCACGCAGTAGAGCGCCATAATGCAGGCGGCGAGTGCAAAGTTGCGGATCATGCGGGTGACTCCAAGTTGTTGATCAGGGTGCGCACAGACGGGTCGACGTCGACCCATGCGCGGCGGTTACGTGACCGGCGGGCAGCTCGCTCGCTGCGCATGTCGACCGACACACGCTCGAGCGGACCTGATTGCCCGACGGTGATGACAGTGCTGGCCCAGCGGTCGGTCGCTGGGTCGTGCGTCGGGGTGGCCCACACGTAAAACGTGGGCGCTGGTCGACGGCGGCAGGTGGGCGGTCGGCCCGTGTGCAGGCAGGCTTGCACGCAGTAGACCCATTGCGGCGCGTCGGCGTAGGCCAGCCGATCCCGCACGAGGCGGGGGCGGCGTGGCTTGCGGTCAGGTGCTCGTCCCATGGCGTTACGGTAGCCAGAGCGAGAACACTGCGAGGTAGGCGAAAAAGAACCACGCCGACGCTGTGACGATCAGCAGCATGGGGTTCATGTCGTGGCCTCCCGCATTTCGCGCAGATAGCTACGGAACAGGCCCGCCCAGTGATGCGCCTCAAGTGCGCGCTCGTAGTCGTAGGCTTCGACCGTGTAGTGACCTTCATGGCGTTGCTGAAAGTCTGTTTCCCATGCGTCAGCGTTGGCTTCGGCGCAGGCAATCAACGAGCGCAGGCCATCGCGCGATATGTCGAGAACGACGTGATCATCGCCGGGTGATATGTTGCCGCGCGACCAGACGTGGCGGTCTGCTAGGATGTATTGATCTGACATGTGTTCGACTCCGTTGGTTGGTTGGTTGGTTGGTTGTGTGCACGCCAGCGTGACAGGCACGCCAGCGCACACGTGGGTTTAAAAGGCTAGGCCCCCGGGGTTGCGTATGCGGTTTCGTGGAGCCACTCACTGGCAACGCCGATGAGTTCCTCGTAGATGGCGACCTGAATTGTGGTGAACACGTCCGGGTTGTCGCCAAGGAGGCCCTCATCATGAACAAAGCCGAGGCTGGTATCGTCGGCCAGCATCGCGGCAAGGTCGCCGTAGTAAACCGGTATGGCGGTGTCGACGTATTCGGCGACCCGGTCATCGGGATATACGTCTTCGATGATTTCGGCGCGGTTCTCGTCGAGGGTGGTGAGCAGGTCGTTCTTGAGTTGGTAAAGCGTGCGGGTCATGTCGGTAAATCCTTATGTGTGTGCGTGTGTGCGCTGGTCCGTTAGTCACGCCAGCGCACGGGTTGGTTGATTAGTCCTTGAGTGACTTGGAAAGGCTGGAGGATGCCAACTTAAAGGCTTGTTCCAGCCTTTCGTATTCCTCAAAAGCCTGATCATTACCGAGGCCCAAAGCGCCCCACTTGAGGCCGTTCATCTTGTACATGGCGATGTCGAGGGCTTCGAGGGCGGTGGTGACCGATACGGCGCATGCGGTGACGGTCAATTCGTTGGTGAGTTCTTGGTCGGTCATGTGTGTGTGCTCCGTTGGTTGTGTGTGTGCGCTGGCGTGTGTGACTGGCCAGCGCACGGGTTGGTTGATTAGTCAATTTTCGGCGCATATTTCCGAATGACGTAGTCGTTAGATTCTCGGGACGCCATGCGCATGACAATCTGCGCAGCTTCTGCATGGTTTGGCGCGTAGAATTCTTTGACACGAGTTCGGGGGTAAGCGTCGAATACTTCGACATGGGCGTGATAAACGCGGCGCTCGCCGGTCGGGAAAAGCTCAACCGATACGCCCTCGGCCATGCATTGCGTGATACGTTTTGTGAAGGACATGTGTGTGCTCCTTGTGTGTGTGTGCGTGTGTGTGTGTGCAGCGCGGTGTCTCGTGCGCTGTCGTGCCTATACTCTGGCCGGTGTCGTGTTGGCAAGCGTAATAGTTGCCTGAGTTACAAACTATCGTTTCGAATTTGATCTAATCGAAAGACCCCCGCGAGCACTCAGGCGCACAACGCAGTGCAGATAGCCGCCGGTCTGCGTCTAACGCACTTGAAATGCGTTTCTGCAGGCGGTTAAGTCACTGATATTGCTAGAAAACAGGTCCCGCCGGCGCACCGTGCAGCGGTCTAGGCCGGCACTTTTCAGCGGTTCGAGGCGGGGGCATGGGGGGGCTGGCGCGCGACCCTAATCTAATAGACTCTTCAGATTTTTGCGTCAGATATGCCGCGACGTGTACTTGACAGTACGTTTCCCACGAGCCACCCTAATCTTATTAGTTAACTAATTAGTGATCCTGCGAGTAGACCCGGTTTAGAAAAATTTCTTGAAGTCAGGTGTACTCAAGAGTGGCTCATCAGTTAACTTATAAGTAGGGCTCCCCCTTGGTTCTCCGTATAGTGTCGATCCAATTCGTAAGGGGATTTTTATTTTTTTTATTACCGGGTTTTAACCCGCAGGAAACTCGACGACGCTATCCATCCAGTTCGGCTTTGCAGCCTTTTGTGTCGCTCCACCTGCCCTTAGGAAAGCATCGAGCTCACGCCTCAGCAGCTCATCATTGTGAGCCCGGACGCCAGCTACATCGTCCACCCCCATCTGCTCCGACCAGTAAGCCACAGCGATAGCCAATGCGTCTAACCTGTCATCGTGTCGTAGCGCATTTCTGTCGGCTGTAATGCGAGTCAGCTGGTAGAACAGCATCTTGCTCAGCCGTGCCGCTGGGTCATACCGCTGAGCTGTCCGGTAGTCGCTCTCAACCACTGCCGGATCGATCACTAACTTGTGGCGCATCAGTACCGGCTCCAACGTGTCAATGATCCGTCGTTCCTTCTGACTGCTGTGTCGCACCTCCTCGATCGCACACGGGTGGCGACGGCGCAGCACCGGCTCGAACAACTTAGTGAACATGCCGTCCCCGAAGTTGCTCTCGACCACGATCGTGTTTGTGTCGTTCCTCTTTGCTATTTCGGCCAGCGCCCCCAGCGTCTCCTCTTCGTAGCCGCCAGCCAGTCCACCTGCCTCGGTCACCCACAAGTAACCGTTCAGCATCTTTACGCAGGCATACCCGGTTTCATCCGCACCGCGACCACTCGGGTCAATCGACATGACACTGCCGGTAAACTCAGCAGTCACGTCACCGACGCTCATGGGTCCGTACATGCGATCACCGCGCATCGCTACGTTGGGCAGATCGTTCAGCAGAGCCGGCTCATACGGCCCCCACGTCAGCTGCATCGGCGCACGTTCTTTGTCGATCGGCAGGAAGATGATGTCGCGAACCTTCAGCGGGAACTTGTCCGCATCACTCAGCTGTGTGCTCAGCTGGAACTGCAGCGCGAAGCCTGCCTTGCCATAACTCGCTTGTCGTTCCATCAGGTCGTCGTCGGTAAACCGCAGCGGGTCAATCGAGCTGCCGGTCTTGACGTCGAGGCCGCGCACAAACGGTGCCAGACTGTCGCCATACGTCACCGCTTCCTTGGGCGACGGTTTTAGCGCCGGCCAGATACGTGACTGGTAACCACGTTCGCCCAGCTTCGTGTACAAGCTATCCTCACACTGTGGCGTCCCAAGGTAGATCACACGACCACCCGGCGTCAGGATACTGTCGAACTCCTTGACCAGCTCGGCCAGCTTGTCGCGCATCCCCTGCGTCGCACTGTTTCCCGGCACCTCACAGTCATCTGCAATGATTACGTCGGCACGCGACCCGGTCAGCTGACCCGTGATCCCAACCGACTTACAACTCGGACTGTGACTTGCCTTAGCCGGCCCGACATCGAACGCGATCTTCGACGCTCGCTGGTCAGGCCTACTCATCAGATGCTGACACCCCGGCACCTCAGCAATCAGCCGCTGGGTAAACGTACTGAACGCATCGGCCCGCTCCTTGGACGCCGACACGACCATGATCTTGGCATCCGGGTTATTCAGCCACGTCCACACCGCGTAGGCGCTGGTGATGTAACTCTTGCCGGCACCCCGGAACGCTTGCACGACCGCACGTCTCGGCGCATGCTGGATGTACTCGGCCATGTCGTACTGCACAGGCGTCGGCTCCGGCAAACCCAGATGTTGCCACACAAGCCACAGAAACGCCCGTAGGTCGCCTTTGACGCGATCGAGGGGTGTACCCTCCGAAACTGCTACATCCGCTGTACGGGCCTCCTGCGGGCTCCTAGAGGCCATCTAGCAATTCCACCTGCGCATCGACGCCCGCGCACGCTCTGCATTTTTGGACCGCTTCACGATCCCGCCCATGCGCGCACAAAAACTCTTCTTGCGGCCTTTGTCGGCCTTTGTCTTCGGGTTCGGCGCAGGTGCCTTCAGCTTCGACCCGGTCTTGCGGTTGTACTTGGCCCGGCCCTTTGCCGTCAGCCCAGCGCCCTTTTTCGTCGACAGCTTCTCGCCGCGGCCCACACTCAGGTTAACCATGCCCTGTCTCCTGCTCGTTCCAGCTGTGCTGGTCAAACTCTGGTATCGCCTCCACCAGCTTTCCCAGCGCATTGTCAGGTGTCGGCACGCACTCGATGTGGTTGTCCTTCAGGAACTTTGCCGCGACTGTCAGTTCAGCCGCCGACGCATTCCCACTCCGCACACGCTGCAGCAGCTCCTCAGCCACCGCCGAGTGTAGGCTGCTCAGCATGTCCCGTGCGTTGTTCGGATCGTTATTGTCGTTTGATGTCAATGGGTTAGACCCCCAGAAAACTCAGCAGGCTCATCGCGTTCATCTCTTTAGCGGTAAGCGCGATGGCTGCACCGATCGCAATCCACCTGATCTGCGCCAGTGTTCGTTGGATGCTGTCGAGGCTGTCGGCCATCGCGTTTGTCTTGTCCGTCAAGTTGCTGAGCTGGCCTGCATGCTGCTCAGTCTGGAACTCTAGCTTGAGGATACGCGAGCGCCAGTCAGGCGACGGGCTCGGTATCTGCAGCTTGTCGGTCACGACGCAATCTTCGTCTTGGCCACGATGCGACCCCAAAGCCCAACAGCCCCGGCCACAAGCGCGACGCCATCAAGGATCAGGCCAGCGATTTCGTCTTCAAAGGGGCCGAGGTCGATCCCGGCGTTGCGTGCAGCCACGCTGCCGAGCATGACCAGTACGGCCCATACGGTTTTACTGGTGTACCACTGTTTAGTTTCAGTCATTGTTTAAGGTTCCTAGTTTTTGTGGTTGTTTACTGGAACAGCACGATTACGGCAGCAGGACCGCCCGATCCGCCATTTCTAGTAGTTGCCGCGTCCGAGACCAGTCCGCCGATGCCGCCCATACCAAATCCAGTCTGCGCGGTGGCGTTGCTAGACCCAGCAGCACTGTTTGGATCGAGTAGGTGGTAGGTCACTGAGAAAGCCCCAGCATCTGTGTCAAGCTGCCCGCCGTGGCTGGTTTTCAAGTAGTTACTTGTGGCCGCTCGCGGGTCGCGAAACGCCATTGTGACTGGATCGTCTCCGCGCGAGATCGACCCGCTTTCCCCACCAGTAATTCCTCCGGGAAAGCAACCAGTAAGACTTGCTAACTCAACGATAACAGCGTTTGACGCTGTGAATGTGCCGCTACTATCGACCCGTCCGCCAGTGAACGCCGTAGCGTGAGCGCCGATAACCCCGTGACTATTATTAACAGCGCTGGAAATAGACGCGCCATTACCGCCGCTGGAACCTGCCGCAATCAGCGTGCCGCTAGATGACCCTAGGCGCACCTCTGCCGCACCGCCAGAAATCGTCGCGTGAAGCCCGTTTACGGCTGTGAGGTCAGCAATTGTGATACCTGCCGACCCATTACCGCCAAAGCCGCCACAAACGAAGCAATTGGTGTCGTTGCCCGTAGCGTTGCCGCCATTGCCACCAGCGCCGATTGCCCAAATAAAGGCTTTAGTGGCTCCGTTTGGGATTGTGATGTTGCCTGTTGAGGTCACTTCGGTGAAAGAAAGGCCATCAATGTCTGTGTAACCGCCGCCGCCGCCGCCGCTGCTTTGATCGACAAAGGCAAGGTTGCCCGCACCATCAGTCTTCAATACTTGGTCAGCCGTGCCGTCTGCGGTGGGCCAGCTAAGACCATCGAGTACGATCTTCCCGCTGCCATCCGGTGTGATCGCAATGTTGCCGCCACTAGCACTGACAATGGAGTTGCCGTTTACGTCAAGGTCGCCGCCAAGTTGCGGCGAGGTGTCGTCCGCGACGTTCGCTATTTTAGCATCAATACCGGACTGCAATGCAACGCCTTGTTGCGCGCTAAGCGGCACCTGAGTCCCGCCTGTCGTCACGTCATTCACAACGTCGCTCGGTTGCAGCGCGGAGCTTGCTAGGTCGCCTTCTGCGCCTGTCGCGAAGTCGTCCACGTCTTGTGTTGCCGCCGTGCCAAGACCCAGAGCAGTTCGTGCTGCGGAAGGGCTAGCGTTTTCCCACTCGCTTGCACCACGAACAATAAAGTCGTTCTGCGCGATGTTGCTGTACGCGGCCACGTCACCGACTGCTGCCAGTGTTGTCGCGTTGATGACGTTCACGCTCGCCGCGTTGTGCCACGCGCTTCCATCGTAAACACGCAGACGGTCGTTTGTGCTATCGAAGTACAGGTCGCCTTCCTCAAGAGTCAGCGCGCTGTCGCCCGCGATGTCTGCGTTGACCTCTGCATCGTTACCGGCGACGTTCGTGTGCGTCCCGTGATACTTGTTTTCAAACGCTGCCAAAGCCGCTTGTGCTGCTTGTGCGTTCGCTTGCGCGTTTTGCAGTGCGGTCAGGTTAGCCGATTGCGTAAGCGTGCCGATGTTGCTCGCCTGTGGCGCAAGAGCGTTTACGTTCGCAATGTTTGTCGCAACGGTGCCGATGTTGTCAGACCCGCTTAGGTCAGCAGCAACCGTACCAATGTCGGCCCCGTCGTTGGCAACAGTTGTTACGTCGGCGCTAATGTTATTCACACCTGTTACTGCACTGCTAATACCGGCAACGGTAGACACATCTGAAGAAATACCAGCAACAGTGCCGATCGTATCGGAACCGCCAAGATCAGCAGCAACAGTTCCAATGTCGGCTTCGTCGTTAGCAACGGCGGTCACGTCCGCCGCGATGCCCGCCACAGTCGTGATGTCTGCGCCGATACCGCTGTCGACATCGATCTTGCGCACTGCGTCGGTATCTGCCGTGGGAGCTGCAAGGTTACGCAGCGGTTTGTTGTCTGCGTCGTAGGCCAGCAGGTCATCGGTCAGGCCAATACCTTCGCCGACACTCGCTGCAGTTTCCTGCGCGTTGTTAAAGAGCTGGTTAATAATCGCGTTGATGTCTGCCGCTTTGAACGACGCGCCATCTTGGAACACGGTCAGGATCGTACTGATGTCCGTGTTGCGCTTGATGCTGATCACGTGGCCAGCAGCCAGCGGCGTGTTGGTTGTCGTCAGCGTGCCAGCCTGCACAACGCGCATGTCGAACGTGCCGTCACTCTGCGTTTGCAGCTGGGTGTCGTATCCCGTCCCGGCAACAAGCACGTTACCGCTGGGGTCAATTACACTGACAGCAAGGTCTTGGTTACGCAGGAACGTGAACGTGATGTCGAAGTCAATCTGCGTATTGTTCGCCGCCGTCGTGTAGGCGACCGGAGCGTAAGTTGCCATATCCTAGTTTCTTTCTTTGCGGGGAGGGAGAGTTTCGAGCGAGGAGTTACCCTCAGTCGCCAGCGCGGCACCGACGTTGAACGGCATGACGCCCAGCGGTGTGTTGGCGATGCCGCCAGTAGCGTATCGGAGCAGCCGGTTTAGCTGCGCTTCCGTCACTTCTTGCTCAGGGTTCAGATAGCGACCCGGTATCGAAGCGGTCGACACAATGTCCGTGAAGCTCGATACTGCCGGTATGCTTGGCAGACCCTTGCGGATAGCGTTCGAGTCACCGCCCAGCGAGCCCATCATCACGTCAGTTGCAATGCCGCCAACAATCATGGGCCCACTAAGTTGTGGCATGTAGCTGATCGTTCCGAGCACTACCTTGTCGAACGTCAGATTCTTTTGCAGGTACTCAGCCCGACGCTCTTCGCTCATGCCAAGGCTGCGCACGTACAGGCGTGAGCTGTAGCCCAGCGCAGACCCAAGAGCAGCAGCGCTCACGCGGTTTGCTACCGCACGTGTGTCGCCGCGCTGAGCCAACAGCACTGACGGCACAAACTGCTTTTCAAAGCTGTTCGACGCATACGACATGAACTGGAACAGAGTACTGCCCAGCCCGCCTTGCATGAAGATAGGTGCGTATCCGCGACCGCTTTCTTGCACGATCGTATGGCTAAAGTTGAACAGGCCTTGGTCTAGTTTCGAAGCCAGTGCAGCAGCCTGCGGGCCTGACCTGTGCCACACCTGCGTGCGCAACGAAGTGACTGCACCCGTTGTCTTATCGACTTCTGCGTGCTTGCGGATAGCATCGTAAAGTGCATCGAGCTCGTCGTCGTTGAACCCAAAGTACGTCTGCATCTCCGCAAGGCTGAACGCTGAGCCTTTGTTTGTCGCGCCTGCGTACAGTCTGTCATAGCTTCTTCCGACGGCTACCGCACGCATGCCCAGAGTGATCGGCTTGATCCCGTTGTACCACGACATACGCTCACGCCACCGTGCCGACATGTTGTAGGCCTTGGTCAGCAGGTCGTCGCCTTCTTGCAAGAACATTTGACTGCCAACCGACGTTCCCTCAAACCGGCTCATCGATCCTTGATGCATGTAGCCGATGTGGACCATGTCCCGTGCTAGCTGAGACGACGCATCGCCATTCTTGATTTTTGAGATGTCACTGAGCACACCCGTGATGCGGTCAATATCGTGCAGCCGTGTACCAACAGTTCCGATCAGCTGCTTGGCTTCAGATGCCTGTGCAAACGCGACCATGCCAAGGTGCACTGACGTCGAGATGTTACGGAACAGGCCAATGCCCTTTGCAAACGCGCTGTGCTGCGCAAGGCTGGCATTCAGGATGTTGTCCCGTTGCAGCATCTTGCTTTTCGCGTAGTCGATGCCTTTGCCGTTGGCCGTGTGCATTAGGTAAATGAAAGCGTTCAGGTCGTCTTCAGCGCGCTTGATCTGCTTGGCGGTTGCCTTGCCGCGCATTGCATCGACCTCGTTCGTCGCAACACGGATCAAGTCCTGTACCGACGCACCACCTTCACGGTTCAGACCACGACGCGCCATCGAAATTGCGCCAGCGTACTGGTGAAAGTAGCCTTGCTGCAGCTGATGGTAGTCGTTGAACAGCAAGTCCTCGAACGAGATGCTGTCGTCTGCACTCATCCGTGCAGGGCCCAGTATCTTGGCAAGCGCCGCTTGGTTCTCCGACGAAACCTTCAAGTCACTGAGCTTTACGCTCGCCAGCTCGTTCAGCTTCACACGCGAGTTCAGCGCGGCCATGTCAGGCTTGCCTGTTTTCTGGGAGCCACCGATGCCCATGCTCTGCTCGAGCACCTTCTTGAAGTCAGCGCTGAAGTCCTTCGAGGCCAGCAGGTCTTCGATAACGTCGTTGGTAAAGTCGTCTATCGACACCGCGTCAATCTGGCTGAAGTAGTTATTCGTCATCCTGCCGTTGATGCTCGAGGCCATGCCTTTGCCAAACTGGATGCTGAACTTCTCAGCCTCTGCCGCGACGTCCTTTGCGTACGTGACCATGACCTCGTCAGCCGTCATCGGCTTCTCAGGCTTGTACCAGCTGGGCTTCTTTTGCCCGCGTGCGATGCGGTCAGCGATAACACGTTGGATGTCGTCGAACTGCGCGTCTCTGATCGCGCGTGTAAACAGTGTGCCCATCCCCTCTTTGCCGAGGATGTTGTAGACTTGCGGGAAGAAAACCACGCTGTAGGAACGGCTCAGGTACTTGCCCTCAGCCACGTCAGTGAGGGCCTTTGCGCCGCGCACTTCTGCTGCGACTAAGTTCTCAGCCAGCTTTTTCAGCTGTGCGCCATGTTGTGTGTACAAGTCCTCGAGCATGCGCTGTGAGCGCTGATACGACGCTGGGTCAATCTCACCACGGAACACTTCGTCGAGGTCAATCTGGTCTGGCTCTTGGCCAGCAACCCGACGGCGCACGTATCTCGACATGATGTAGCTGTTCACAAGGTCGTCTTGTGATCCACCAGCTCGCAGCTCCAGACGTACCCCGTTAATGTACGGGTCAATCTGCATCAGCTCGATGTTTGCGTAGCGCGTCTGCTCGAGCTCGACGTCGCCAAACGGGTCGTTCACCTTGCCGCCCTGCGTAGTCTGTACACCACCCAGCCGCCGTGCGGCCTGCGCGATAGTCGGCACGGAGCTCGTGTAGATACGGACCAGCGGGCTAAACAGCCGCCGCAAGTCAATCATCCCGCCTGCCACCTTGCCGGTGTCATCGAGGCCCGAAACTTTGCCATCGACGATCTTCACAGCCGCACGTCGTTCAATCGCTTCGGTCGCCTTGGTCAGCTCGTCAGCCTGCGCAGCCAGATCGCTCTGCTGCGCTGAAGGCTTAAACTGCCCGGTCAGGTTCGGCCTTGCACCGTTCACGATACGGTTGATA